ACGCGATAATTGTGATAGCAAGCAAGGTTAATGAGAAGAGCACCCACTCAAAAATACCTGTAACCTCTAGTCAGCTTGTACGCTTTTTAATTCTAATTTTGCCATTCAAGTAACGCATTGCTTGCACCTAAATTTGGGTGAGTGCTTTTAGGGGTACATCAAAAACGAGGGAAACACTCAAACCTCTTTTCTCACGCGATTTTAGAGAAAACCTTACGCTACAATTGATGCTTGTAAGCCGCGATAATCCTGAATAGCCCCTCCGTAGATATGACGAATCTTGTAAGTAATTTTGTCATTGGTATACATAGAGCCGCTCGTAGGGTTGTCTTGCACAAAGAATTCGGGTTGCTGTTTATTGCGGAAAAAGCCCAATTCGATAGTAGGAATATCAGAAGGTCGTGCTGACAAATACCAATTATTCAAATCCGTAAATGCCCATGAAACAATAATTTGAATATTGATATTTTGTACGTGAGTAGAATCAAGATTAGTATCACGCTTAAAGATGTCGCGTGCCGTTTTTTCTAACCGCAAAGGCACAATTAAGTATGATGGAGGAATGGCTAAATGTTCCTCTGAACCATACTCAGTTTGTTCCATCATCTTTAAGTAAAGTTCATAAAAGTTATCTTCGTTTAGTGGTAACGCGGATAAATTATTATGATCCGATGTGAATAATGCAGTACCATCGTAAATAATCGGATTTGTTGACAAAAAGCTAAATACATACTTAGATAAAGTACGAGCGGCTGAACGCCCTAACTTAGTGGGGATTTTACGAATTACACCCATATCATCGTTTGCAATCATTTCCATAGTGACATTTTCAGTGCCACCTTTTTTACTGATACCATACTCAACCATTTCACCAGTAGGAGATGTCATTGCTGGATAAGCTTCACCTTCGCCCACATCTGCCAAATCGCCATAACCACCCCAGCGTGTATTTTGCTTAACACGAAAATCTTGGAATGGCACAATATCTACTAGCGGTCGCCATGAAAACAAGTTAAGCTGATTGTTGTATTCACGCAAAGCTGCACGACGGATACCGTCGCCTAATACATCGTTAGCGAAAGTGGATAAAGTAAACCCTTCCGCCTCACGTAATGGCGCATTAGCAGCAACTTGACCCATGAAATCATAATCGCCTGTCATATGCGTATAGGCTTCTTTAATACTCCAAGAGCCTGTTTTTTCATCATCAAATAAATCAGCAAACCACTGCTTACCTTTTTCATATGATGTTTCAATAATCCGATTATCACCCCAACCACCCGTATTCTGCACTTTACCAGCATCAGGATTAACCATACCTTGATAGCCTTCAATCAACCGCTGTACATCATTTGGCGTAAAGGTTGATCTATTACCCAATGATTCAATAATTTGTTGTTTAGCTAAGTCTGGTAAATCGACTGCGTTAACTTGGGTTTCAGCTTGCTGTTTCATCCAACGCATTTCAGCTTCGCGGATAGCTGCTTGAGTTTGCTGCTGTTGCGCTTCCATAAATTGAGCCATATCAAATTGCCCACTATTTTGAGCAGGCGGTGTTGCTGGCGGTGTATTTTGTGGTGGTGTTTCAGAAAAGAAAAATGTATCGGACTTAGGTTCTTCAGGCGCCCCTTCTAAAAATGCGATCACACGACCATCAGCACCGGGCGATGTGATTAAGTCCAATGAATTAAACTTAGTAATTGCAACTGCCTCAATGAGACCATTACCCATATTTCGAACTTGACCATCAGCATCAATTGAGAAGCCGAAAGCGTCAGTCCAACCTTTTGCAGTTGCCTCATATAATTTCTGTGCTAAAGCGTCTTTACTTAAAGCTTCTAATACCGCTTGAATTTCCCCCGTATTTGGTCGCTGACCTTCAATAAACACAGGTTTAGTCAAGTTACCCATCAAACCAGCAAATGCACCACGCTGACCATTCAAATGATCTCTATCTGTTTTAGCGTAAACTTTGACATTTTCTAATAATGGCGTTGCTTCACGTAAAACTTTATCAGAATAAAAGCGATTATTTTTTGATGCACCCGCTCTAATGACACGTACTTTAAATTTTAGTTCAGTGTTATCTTGCTGAGCTTCAAGAATCTGAGACTCTAAAGCAAACCCTGTTAGACCACCTTGCTGCTCATTCGCATCAGCTTCTAAAAAACGAAATGGTTTATTCATTGCCCGCACCTACTTTTTTATCTTTTAAGATTTCTGGTAATTGCCCAACGGACGCACTATAGCTCCCAGCCTGTTTATGGAACACGAGCTTTTGACCCGCTTTCGTTACAACAACAATACGGTCGAGATAGTCGTTAAAGGATAAAATTTGTTCTTCTTTAAGCGAGAATTGAACAGCGACGTTTTCTTTAGTCAGTGCTGCATCTGGGTTGGCTTTTGGCTGTGACATGTGCGCTCTTTCCGTATGGTTTAAGCGCATTGTATAGACTGGATAGGACTTGAATAAATAAAGACTGTGTTTATTGTTTTAGCTTTGAAACAACTGCTTTTCTAAATCACGAATTTCTCTTTGAATCATTGGGCGTTCTTGCCTAATCGTTTCCCAGCGTTTCATATAGGGAATCATGATACAACCACAACGAATAGTTTCTTCAGGTGGAGCGGCGGGGTCGCGTGGGTATCTCAATTTAACGCCACCCAATACAAATGATTCATTTGCACCAACAACCTGCCTATCAATCGCTTTATGATTAGGTCTAAAATGCGCCTTACCAGAATGCAGCCATTGTTTACCCATTTGTGGAATCTGTTGTTGTGCTCTAAATATTCGCTGTTGGGTTGCAGTAGAAAGTGTGCGACCTAATTCAGTATGCACAATCGTATCAATACGATAACGCGGCACTTTTAAAGACTGCTCTAAATTCTTAATCACATCATTGATAGGCTTGCCACCCGTCAGAATTAAACCAATCTGCGTATTCATTTTATCAATCATTTGCTCACTCACACCCTTCACTTTGGTGGTGAGCATTTCATCTAAACGTGCAAGCTGGTCAACATCAATCGCACCAATACCCGCCACCATTTGACCTGCACCCTCAGCATACAAAGGTAAGTCAACCATGTTAGAGCCAACATTCCAACTCTTATTTAAAGACGCTGAGGCAATCGCATTGGATTGTTGCCGAAAGGTGTTAAGGATGTTTTCGATTTGATTACGGACTTGAGAACCTTGCCATTGATTATAGTCGCTGGGTTGTTCAGCAAGACGGATTTTAATATCACGCTGGGATTCGTGTAGTAGTTTTTCGATTTGCTTGATGGTGCTGGCGGTTAATTTTTGATGCCGCTGCACCAATAGGTTCATTGCATACTCATGAGGCTGTTGCATTTAGAAAATACCTTGTTCAAAAACGTTCATAAACGCCCTAAACTGATTCTTTTGTATCATTAGGTAACTTAGAATCCTGAACGCTTACATCGCCATTTTGCGCGTCATCATTTTCAGATTGTTCAAATGGATTTTCATCATGGGATGCGTCCTTTAATTCCTGCTCTTCTTTTTCTTTTTTAAGTTGCTCTTGGGCTTTTTCTAACTCTGCTACTGCGTCGTATTCCACACCCATTGGCAAAGCTAACGTTGCCAGTAATCTTGCACCGACTTCCCTTGTGATTAATCCTTCACCAATTTGCACTACAACTGCGTTAGTTGCTTGCGCCATCGCTGCTGCATAACGACTGGTGTCTTTAGCAGTGAGTTCGGGCATATCAAGCCGAATACCTTCTAAATCTTTATCGCTTGCACCCGCCTGCTTTAACACAAAGCTACAGACCTGAATCAAATACCGCCGCCATTCCTCTTGACGTTCAGTTAAGACTTTAAAGGTAGGTTCTGACATACCTTCACTATTCGCACGATTGGCATCTGCACCATCAGCAAACCATGTAGACGGTAAAGTTAAGCCTGACGTAATAATATTACGCATAAATCTTAAGTAGGAGACGGAGTCATTTTGATTTAAATTAGGCGCAACCGCATTCCATTTCACTGATTCATTATGTGCTCTCACGCCGCCTGCTTGAGGTGGGTTAAGAACTCCCTTACTTTGCATTTTATTAATTTCTTCTTGAGTCTTGCCTGTCAGCTCAATATCCCAAAAGAAAGCCTTCATAAACGCATTGCGTTCAGTCTCAGAAAATAGTGCATCATCATAGGCAGTAATAAAATCAGCAGTGGGGATGAGGTCACCACGTCCATAACGACCATTGGGCAGTGATTTAATTTTGAAATAGAAGCATTCGCCATCAGCAAACTGCTCTCTTAATTGGATGGTACGTTGGGTAAAAATTTCATTATCATCGAACGGATAGACCACTTTAAATTTTCGTTCTACGCCAAACGCATCTTGATTGGTAACAATTCCAATGGCACGTACAGGGTTGTCAGGGTCAAGTATCACACCTGCATATTCATCGCAGTCGCCTGACTTAATTACCCATGGTGGAATAAAACCCACATTGGTTGTTCCATTTGCAGAAAAAACAGGCTGGCATAAATCACCGACTAAATGACAGGAACGCATGTAGGCTTTTAGATGCCCGTCATAGTTGCGCTTCCAAAATAGAGTTAATACATCTTGCCAGTGTTTATTTTCATGTACGACTTTCACGCCTTCACCTACCAGATAGGCAATCGGCAATTCAATCATACGATCGGCTAAAAAGTTAGACTCCCACAGTTTGTGCGATATATCGATAGCCCTTTGACGCTGGATAGGATTTAAATCACGATGGTAATCATTACCCGTAATCCGTGACCAGCCGTAATCTTCATCAATTTGGGTTGATGCTGCCTCTATTAATCGTTTATTGTTTACGAATCCGTATCCCGACATTTCTGTACTCCAAGTATTTGGTTATTTATGGTAGCCGTAGTCTTTGCCTCAAGTTACCTAGAAAGCCACGCGCTTCAGTTTGATATGTAGATTGAATTAGTTTGGGGTCGTCGACAGATACAAAGGCGGGTGGGGTGTTGGTGCTGGCAGCATGAAGGGCTAAGCAGTGCGCCCAAAATTCATCAGCGTGACCATTGAATGTATTTTCTGCATCGAATCGGATATTGTTGGCAGCGGTAACGATACGTTTAACGGCTTGATGGGCTGCACGAATATCATCGCTTTTAGGTATTCTTAATCTTTTATCTTCAGCCAAGCGTTTTATCTGCATTGCCATATCTTGCTTGACTGTGGTGTTAAACAATATGCCTTCCACTTTCCAACCATACTTATTTCGCAATCTTTCCACCACAGGCTCACCCATGCCTGTTTGGTCTACGCAAGCCCGAACTACGTCATATTTTTTCATGATTTTGTCGAATTCAAATTCTTGACGCTCAAAAGTCTGTTTGCTTAAACTGACAACTTCTCTATTCCAAAATACATCACCGACCAATTCAACAACCCATATCACGGTCAAGTCACGTCTACGCCCAATATCCATACCGACATAGCATTTACCGCCTTCATACAATTTGGGCATACCTGCTTTTTCATGTTCCATGCCGACAATTAAATCCCATGTAAGCCATGAACCAACGCTTTCAGCAGGAATGCAAAGAAACTCTTGATTCCAAACATCATCATTACCAACCATTTTGCGCAGCTTCTCTAACCATTCAGCACGCTCTTGTTGGGTTAGTTTTCGCCCTTCAACCTTATCGGCAAGTCCTTGCTCTACAGCTTGAACAATATTTGTAGAGTGTAATGAGAATTCATTTAATCCTCCCCTTGCTTCATCTACAAGCTTATAAAACAGGTTGGACTTACCGTTATAAGTTGAAAGAATAATGATTCGACCTTTCCAGACTAGTGCCGCTGAAATTGCAGCCCATACCGCTTCTTGGTCATCACGAATAGCGAATTCATCTGCAACGACCATATCGCCACGGCGCATTTTAGAACGGTAGCGACTAGGATTGGATGACATTGCAGTGATGGTTTTGCCTGTAGCAAACTTAACGGTAAATACAGTTATTTCTTTATCGCCTTCAATAATTTTTTCGTCATGGAAATCGGCAATATGTTTAAGGAATTTTAACCAGTACTCAACATCTTTGATAAATTCTCTGGCAGCACTTTCATCCGCACTAGAAAACCATGTGTTCACAGGATTCTTAGCAGCAATTCCAGCAAATACACATTCAAGCGCAACCGTCCACGTCATGCCACCACGCCGTGTTTTTTCCCATATCTTTAATGGTGATTCATCAAGAATCCATTTGACTTGATAGGGTAATAGATGGTTTAAGCTTTGTTTTTTAGCTATCATCAAAAATACCTAGTAGGATTTTAGATTGTGCAATTACCTCTTCACTTGCACCTAGCTGTCTTTGTTTATCCTCCACTTCAGCGACTTTTGTTTTTAGTTTTGCTTTTATTTCTTGTTTCCAACGCTTTTGCTGAATACTGACTTGCCCAATATCTCGAATTGCTTTGGCTAGTTTTACTGCCTCATTAGAATCCTCAAGCTTTTCTTTATCCATGACGAATTCATACAACAATGACTGGAAAACAGCTTGCAAGCCTGCATCCCAGTTCGCCTCATCGTCGCCCACAGCATCGCCTATTTTTTTAGCGATTTCACCTGTCTCACGAACCCGATTAAGTGATTGCTCATATTTTTTTGCGTGCGTCCAAACTGTAGATTTGGACACTGTAAAATCCATGCCGTATTGTTCAAGCAGTTCGTTAACCCCGTTTAACAATACAGTTTCATAACCTTGAAACCCTTGCTCAAAGCAAAGGTTATAAAAGTCACTTTTAAACTGCTCTCGATTTTCAGCAGGGATTTTTTCGAAAAATGTTTTATTTGCCATCACCTATCTACTCTGTTAACACTCGCCCCCATACCCACAGGCGGTTCAATTACACCTTCATAAACATTGATGCCTTTTATTGTCATTTCATACATTGGAGGTTCGTCATTCACTTGCTCAATTAATTCACTTTTAATAAGCCAGTCTAATTCAGTTAACACTTGAGAACCGATAACGCCTGCACAAGTATCCCCAGTTACGCGTTGAATCAATCCTAAACAAGTTGGGTTGTGTGCTGACTGTCTATAATTCTCAACTACACGCAATGCCACCCATCTAATTTCTTGCTTTTGTTGTCCGCTAATATCCATTATCATCAACCTTATTTTTGATAGGCTTTCAATTGGTCGGTTTTAAGCCCATCTAGTTTTTCATCAAGCCTACTTATCATTTGTTCAAACTTGGTAAATTTATGCACTACAACTTCTTGCAAATCTTTTACGTCGCTTTTAGTTGCATAGGTTTTTGGTAGCTGTTCACGTGTTCCATTTAATTCCGCCCGTACATCTTTCAAGTCATTAGACAGCGTTTCAATATGCCTTATCATTGCTTCTATTTGCTTGTCAGCATATTGCTTATGTTGGTTGATAACGTAAAATATAAAACCCATTAAGCCGCTTCCTACCACGCCAATTGAAGCCAGTAATTCATAGAAACTTAGCGTTACAGTAGCCCCCATTACAATTTACTCTTTTGTTGATTCATTATTACGTTCTTGAACGACAACCATGCCAAGACCTACAACTGAAGCAATTGCAGCCGCCGCATAGTCCACCCATGTACCTGTTTGCACACCTAATACACCCGCAGCAGCCGTGACAATACCAAGCCATGTGCTTTTTTGCATTGCTAAGCGTTTATATTGTTCAAGAGGGGATTCTGGGATTTCAATCACGTCAGATTTAACGGTTTGTGGCTCACTTTGCCCTGTCGTTACGTAATTAATTTTTTCTTGTGCCTGCTCTTCGGACGCATAAGGACCGTACAGGCGTTCACCATCAACAGTACGGTGCACGTACCAAGCATTTTG